CCTTCCCTAGATTTTGCTACGCCCGAAACGCCGGACTCGCTCCCCACCGTAGCGGCACCGGTGCCAAATTTAGCGTACCCCGAAGCAAGTTTTATATCTGTAGACGACAGCGCCGGACTAAGCCTACCTACTGCACCAAATGTGTTAGTAGGAGAAGCCCCCGAGCTTACCGACATACCTGAGCTAAACTTCGATTACACGCCAGTCTCGCTGTTTACTGGGGTTTTGCCTGACGGCCCACAAGATGCAAACGTAGATGAACTGGTGGCACCGGGGGCGCTAGTGCTAACGCCAGCTACAGCGGCAGTATCTGCCGCGTTGCAAGTTGAGCCAGACGATACAGGTGTGTCGGCACTGGCTACCCGCCAACTAACGCAGATAGAGCGCCAGCGACACGACGCGACACGGCAGGCGTTACTAGAGAGCGCTGCTAAAGGCATGTCCAGCACGTCCGGCACCCTAGCGGGCGTACTCCACAAAGTACTAACGGACGCGGAGGATAAAGCCTCGGGCGTGTCAGCCGCCGCCCAAGAACAAGTCGCTAACGACGCTGTAGCCGTAACTTCTGCGGCGTTTGGCGCCGCTACGACCATAGAGAAGGCGGCTTTTAGCGCGCACACTTCCAGTGCCGTAGCGGTCATACAGGCGTTTAAGCACAATGCAAACATGCACATACAGCTGTTTAACGCTACGGCCAAGGCGTACAACGAGCACTTACGCGCTGCTAAAATTATTGTGGATATGTACGGCGAGTATGTAAAAGCGACGCTAGCACAAGAAAAAGCCAAAAACGCAGAAATATCTGAAGATAGGGCCATTCTAACCACCAACAAAGCTAAGTTAGGCATATACGACGCGCAGATAGATACTACAAACGTACAAGCAAACATTTATAGCACTGAGGTTAAAGCAAATACCTTACCTATAAAAGAATTCGCTATTTACCTTCGCGGGCTAAACACAAACCTAGACATAGCTAAGGTAAACGTGGAAGCGTATGCAAGCGCGATTAAAGGCTACGTATCTGCGGTAGATGTAGATAAAGCTAAAATTAGCGCTTACGCTGCCCAAGTGCGCGCGGAAGGTTCGGCCACTAATGTTTATAAGGCTAACTGGGACGCATACGGCGTAGCGCTAGGCGCAAACCAAAGCATAAACGATGCGGCGCGCGGGTTTAACGCGGCGAGTGCGCAAGCGGTCAATGCCGAAATCGGCGTATTTAGGGCGGCGGCTGACCAGCAACGGTCGTACATACAGGCGCTTACGCAGTGGATTAGTACAAACAACGCCATTGTTGCGGACCACTCCCGAGCGTTGCAGGCGGCAGTCCAGTTTGCGAGCCAAAAAGCCGGGGTGTCTGTTAGCTTAGAAAATGCTAGACTCGACGTAGAACTAGCTTTGGCTGATACAAATGCACTACAGCAAGCCCTAGAGACTCAGCGGCAAGCGGCCCAAGCCACTATTGACGCGGGTTTAGCTTCTTCGGAAGCTACTACTTATGCAGGGCTGGCGCAGGCTGCGTATGCTATTAGAAGTGTATCTGCAAGTCTTGGCTCGTCAGCAGGGGATAACACGGGGTATAATTTCAATAGTAGCGCATCAGAAACAGATTCGTATACAAGATCGTACTCATATAGTAAAAGTCGATCCATAACGGTGTAAGGTAAACTTATGGCAACCTTTGAAGAAGACTTTAGCCGCGCATTAGAAAGCAAGCTAGCTACCGCAGAAGCCGACCGTGCGCTAACTGGCGCGCGGACTACTGAAACGGAGCAGGCGGCACAGGCACAGGCACTAACCACAGGCTTGACTGGCGGTACGTTTGCCGCGTATTCCGATCCTGCGCAAGTTAGCGCCCTGCGCCGCAACCTTGCTGGCCAAGGCTTTGGTTCTGCCATTTCTCGGCAACCTAGCGCGCCTATAGACTTTACTAGCCCGCCCCGCGCTATTTCTTTTGGTCCTAACGAGGACACCCAAGGGTTTAGTCCGCTTGGGTTTAAAGATGGCGGAGTAGTTGCCCCCGGCGATATGCGTATGAGTCCGCTGTATAAGCAGTACGTAAAGGCTATGAAAAACGCGGGCTTAGGCAAGTCTGTACTGCCTCCCGAGCAAGCTATTCCTAGAATTGCACAGCAACAAGCTCAGCTGGCTAGGCAGCTGGCAAAGCAAACAAATATGGGCGGTACTGGAGCTATGGGCTTCGCCGATGGGGGAGAAGTAGATGTAGGCGGTGCTTTGCTCGACGGCCCCGGCACTACAAAGTCTGACTCTATTCCCGCTATGATCGACGGAGAGCAACCCGCAGCATTGTCTAAGGGTGAGTTCGTTATTCCTAAGAAAGTAGTAGATTACTACGGCACTAAGTTTTTAGATGCTATGGTAGACAAAGCTAGGATGGCGATGAAGAAACAGGCGATAGCGTAATATGAATGTGCGGATTTTATCGAACGCCGAGCTTGACGCCCAAGAAGCACGGGCGCTGGTAGATGATGAGGAAATGGAGTCGCCCGTTATGGACGACTTGGCCCAGCATATACACCACTGCTGGGAAGCGGCACGGACGCAAAAACAGATGGTTCGCGACCGTATCCTTAAATCGCAAAGAGCGCGGCGCGGCGAATATGATCCGCAGAAGCTACGTGCAATTCGCGAGACCGGCGGCTCTGAAGAATATGGCCGTGTAACCTCCAACAAATGCCGTGTAGCCGAGTCTTGGCTACGAGACGTCTATCTAGGACAAGCCGAGCGCGCGTGGACTGTTAAGCCTACGCCGTCGCCGGAGTTGCCCCCGGAAGACAAAGCGCAACTTGAGGAAGCTATCCAAAACGAGTTGCTAGAAGCCGTTGCCGCATACGGGCAGGCGCCTTCGCAAACCATGATCCAGTCGCGCCGAAACGAGCTTACTGATGCTGTCCGCATGCGAGTAAGCGAAGAAGCGCGCATCGCCGTTGAGCGCATGGAGCAAGTAATTGCTGACCAGCTAGCCGAGTGTGGATGGGACAAAGAGTGGGCCGATTTTCTTAACGATTTTGCAACGTACCCTGCGGCGCATTTTAAAGGGCCAATCGTACGCCGGCGCACCGAGCTTGAGTGGACTAGCAAAAACGGCAAATGGAACGCTAAGCCAAAAGAGATTTTTGCCCCCACCGTAGAGCGCGTTGACCCAATCCGATGCTACCCGTCCCCCGATGCAATCACGCCGCAAGATGGCTATTTTATTGAGCACATTACGCTTAGTCGTGGCGAGTTGTACGATCTAATCGGACTAGAAGGGTTTAGCGAGGAGCACATTCGCGCAGCGCTTACCGACGGAGAAGGCGGCAGTCTCACTAACTGGTTAGGACTAACAGACGCTGATGAGATGGACTCTGAAATGGACAGGCTTACGCACTTATCGCCTGACCACCGCTATGACGCGTTGGAGTTCCACGGCCCTGTTAGCGGGCAAGACCTTATTGATTGGGGGCTTGATGACATCGACGACCCCGAGCGCGACTACGAAGTGTGCGCGTGGGTGTTGGGCCGGCACGTTATTAAGGCTACATTGAACGACGATCCACTGGGCCGACGCCCGTACTACAAAGCCTGCTGGGAAGAAGTGCCCGGTGAGTATTGGGGCCAAAGCCTGCCAGATGCGCTGGATGATGTGCAGGGCGTTGTAAACGCCGCTATTCGGTCGCTTGTAAACAACATGAGTATGGCATCTGGCCCACAGGCGGTAGTCAACGTAGACCGACTGCCTCCGGGCGAAGAAATTGAGGGCATGCAGCCTTGGAAGATTTGGCAGGTGCACGACAGCCAGTACGGTGGTAGCGGCGCCCCCATCAACTTCTTTCAGCCAAACACCAACTCCGCAGAGCTTCTAAATGTTCTTGAGCGGTTTTACACCTTTGCTGATGACTGGAGCCTTATCCCGCGATACATGCAGGGTAGTGGCGGCGGTCTAAGCGGCGGCATCGGGCGTACAGCGTCCGGCCTTTCTATGCTGTTCAACGCGGCAAACAAAGGGCTTAAAGGCGTAGTATCTACTGTAGATACAAACGTGCTGTCCCCGCTTATCGAAGCTATGTACGCATTTAATATGATGTACAACGACGACGAGTCGATCAAAGGAGACGCCCAAGTAGAGGCGCGCGGAGCCATTTCGCTCATGCAGCTTGAAACCTTGCAGTTGCGCAGAAATGAGTTCTTGCAGGCGACAGCTAACCCTATGGATTCTCAGATTGTTGGCCCAGAAGGGCGGGCAGAAATTCTACGCGAAGTGGCCAAAGGGCTTGAAATGGACGTAAATAGGCTTGTCCCCCGTCGCGGCCAAGTGCCGCAGTTGCCTCCGCAAGAAGGACAGCAACAGCCACAAGTGGGCGGGGGGCAAAACCTAGAGAATGGAGCCGCAGTTACCGATAATTTTAGCCCTAACGGTATGACTCCTTAGTTGACAATAAATACATTGTTAGGAGTATAATGAAAATAGATCGACCCACATTAGAAATTTTGGCCCGCGTAAATATGCACGAGCCGAAATTTGTTGAATGGCTAGAAAGCCGTTTAGCAAAACATCGTGACGATGCCCTTATGGGACGTGACGAAATAGACGTGCGAATAGCACAAGGGCGCGGACGAGAAATAGCTGAGATTATTCGACTATTATCCGACGCAAATGAACACCTTAGAAAAGCGGAAAACCGAGCATCCAGTTAGGAATAGCACACGGACCCGGCATCGAGGAAGAAAGCTATGGTATTTGACCCCAAAAAGTTAGGCGAAGAAGCGGATCAGCTTATTCAAACCCTGAATCAACAGCAGGCGCAGGCAGCAGAGGCAGAAGAACCAGCTGAAGCGGCAGTTGAAGATCAGGCGATAGAGATGGAAGCAGACGCTATCGCGGATGATGAGGTCGTAGCAATAGACGATCAAGGAACTAGCGACCACACCGATGAGTCGCCAGAGGCCGAACCGCAAGCGGCTACAGACAGCGAGGCTATCTCCGAACTGCGCAAGCAGATAGAGGCATCCGAGCAGAAGTGGCGCGTTTTGCAGGGGATGATTAACAAGAAAGATCAAGAACTAGAGGCTATGCGGGAACTGTTCGCTCAAGTTGAGTCAACACCCCCCGCCGCAGAGGAGCAGAAGTTGTCGGTGCCGCAGGCGACACCACAGCTGACGCAAAAAGACGTCGAGGAGTATGGTAGTGAACTAGTAGATATGGTTACGCGCGCTGCGCAAGACGTATCTAATAACACTACAGCCGATATTCTACATTTAGTAGAAGAAAGGCTAAAGAAACTTGAAGGTTCTGTACAGACTGTAGAACAGTCTACCGCTCGTACAGCACAAGAAGTCTTCTTTGATAGTCTGACTAAATCAGTACCAAGTTGGCAACAGCTAAATACTGATGAAACGTTCTTGAACTGGCTTAACCAGCCAGAGCCGATGGTAGGAGCGCCAAGACTGCAACTATTGCAAGATGCAGTGGCTAAGCAAGACGTTCGACGGGCAGCGTCGTTTTTCAATACATTTGAACAACTTATGGGTGTATCTGAAGAACCTGCGTCAACTGAAGAACTTGCTGAAACCGAAGCCTCCGCGCCTAGCGAAAAGCTGGCTAAGAAAGTTGTTCCCGGCAGAGGGCGAGCCGCAACGCCTAAAGGCCAAGGTGGTAAAATGGAGTGGGATCGTAAGTCCATCGCCAAGTTATATGATGACAAACGTTTGGGTAGAATTTCACCTAAAGAGTTTGATAAACTTGAACGCGATTTATTCCGAGCGCAATCCGAAGGTAGGATTGCAGTTTAATATGGGCCTAACTCTAGGAGAGTAACATGGCATATCCTCACGCAAGCGGGACAGTATCGTATAGCGGTACTTTTATCCCAGAAATCTGGTCAAAAAAGCTCATCGAAAAGTTCTACGATGCGACTGTATTGACTGCTATTTCTAACACCGACTACGAAGGTGAAATTCGTAGCCAAGGTGATATGGTAAAGATTCGCACCATTCCCACCTTGACCATCAACGACTATTCTTCTGGTCAAACTCTGGTAAACCAGCGTCCAGAAAGCGAAATCGTTGAACTCCTTATCGACAAGGGTAAGTATTGGTCTGCGATTGTTGACGATGTACAAGACATACAGGCTGACCTTGAACTCATGAACATGTGGGCAGGGGACGCGTCAGAGCAGATGAAGATTCGGGTTGACACCGAAGTTTTGGGTTCTATCGTTCCCGACTTCGCTGCCGAGAACAAAGGCGCTGCCGCCGGTCGTATCTCTGGCAACATCAACCTCGGCGCTACTGGCTCTCCGCTGGCAGTAACTACGTCTAACGTCCTTGACACTATTCTTGATATGGGTCAGGTGCTGGACGAGCAAAACCGCCCCGAGACTGGTCGTTTCTTGGTTATGCCTTACTGGGCAACTACTCTGCTCAAGAAGTCAGACATCAAAGACGCGTCTTTGACTGGTGACGGCGCCTCGCCTCTCCGCAACGGACGAGTTGGTATGATTGATCGCTTTGAGATTTATCAGAGCAACAACCTGCCTAAAGTCGTTGACGGCGGCAACAACGCCTTTAACTTCATCGCGGGCGTAAAGAACGGTCTGACGTTTGCTTCTCAGCTGACCAAGACTGAATCTCTGCGCGCAGAGTCTACTTTCGGTAACATCATGCGTGGCCTGCAAGTTTATGGCTACAAAGTTATCGACGGCAAGTCTCTCACCGCTGCTTACGCTTACAAGGGATAAGGAGACTGACCTATGGCGACTTATAACGCTTACCCCGGCGCTGACGGGGCACTGATCGTAGACGGTAACGGTAGCAACGCTGCTGGCGCCCCTGCGGTAACTGTACTGGAAGGTACTTTTGACGCCTCCTTGCTGAACCTTGCTGCTAACGACGTAGTAGAAGTAATCAAAGTACCCAAGGGTACCTTGGTCTTGGACGTTATGTACGAGGTCATCAACGGTGACGCTACTCAAACTGTTAACGTCGGCGACGGTGCGGACGTAGATGGTTGGGTTGCGGCGGCTAGCGTCGCTACTGCTGGGTCTGTTGGACACGGCGGCGGTGCGTTCGCTGGCGGTAAGTTCTATTCCGCTGACGACACTATCGACATTGAGTGCCCCACTGCTGGTGCGCACGACACAATGAAGATTCGTGTCTTTGCCCACGCCGTTATGTGCGGCGTTGCTGGCTAATCGGTCCGTTTTGTGGGACTCTTTAGGGGAGCTATGCTCCCCTCTTTTTATTAAGGAATGTGAATTATGCCTAAGATGCTTCGACACGAAAAAACGGGTGATTTGTATATCTATACCGCTGCATTGGCCACCCGAGAAGATATGGTAGAGGTAGAAGACGAGCCTACGCCCGAGCCTACCCCTGCACCTAAGCCAAAAGCTAAAGCTAAGCCAAAAGCTGAGCCTAAGCCTATCGTTGAGGAAGAATCTGAAGTAAAATCAGAGGATGACCTAGACTCTCTCTTTGGCGAGGAGTAATACATGACCGGCTCAGAGTTAATCGCGTATACACGCACGTTGTTGGCTGATTCTACTGAGCCGTATCTTTGGTCAGACGACTTCCTACTAACCGCTCTGCAAGAGGCGGAGCGGCTATTTTGTATGCGCACGCACCTGAACGTAGTAGAGGAGTCGGTGACCACAGCTGCGGACTCCAGCACCTACGCGTTACCAGAAAACACACTAAAGGTTGTCTTCGCACACATAGACGACACGCCTGTAGACCGGCTAACTGCGCCAAGCAGTACTGTCTATCTGCGTAGTGCTAGGGGTAAACCTACGGGGTATGTTACTGGTTTTCCCACACGCAATGTTACGTTTTACCCCACACCAGATGCCGCGTACATTGTAGATTTAATTATAGCCGCCTTGCCCGAAGAAGGGTTTGGCGCTAGCGACGATCCGGTTGTCCCTGCTGAGTGGCAGTTGCTGCTCGCGGACTTCGCGGCACACAAAGCACTTATCACTAACGATGTAGATGGTAACAACGTAGGCACTGCAACGACGTTTATGCAGCGCTGGGAGCTTGGCGTTCTGGAAGCTAAGCGTATGGACTATCTGCTACGCACATCGCCCCGTGCGCCCCTGCGCTCGTGGACAGGAGGTAAACGGTAATGGCT